CGCCACAGGCTGAGAAACCAAAAGAGATTAAGCAAGAAGCCCCACCAGTTCCAAAGGGAGTAACCGAGGATCAGAAGCTTTTTGTAGATAAGTTGATTGAGTGGGCTGCTGTGCAGGACACTAAGTCAGAGTTGGTTGGTGCTTGGAAGGCTAACCAAAAACAGATTGATGCGATCAAGGTCTCTGACCCCAATCTATTCAATCACCTTAAAACCTGCTTTACCGAACTTAAAGACAACATCAAGGAATAATCATGGCTTACGACAAACCCTACGAACCCAAACCCAACACTGGCAGCTTGTTTGCTAACAAAGAAAAGACCAAGCCCACATCCCCTGATTACCGTGGTGATGTCTTGGTTAACGTGTCAGACCTCGAAGTGGTAAACGGCGTGGCAAAGATAAAACTGTCTGGTTGGAAGAAGACATCCGCAAGCGGTCTGGTCTACTTGTCATTAGCGGTTGACACGTTTAAACCGCAACCTAAATCTGAAACCAAGCCCGCAGCATCTGTTGCGGATATGGATTCGGACGTACCTTTCTGAGGACACTATGAACGCACTTCAATTCGAGGCGGTGAAGGTAGCCCTAAAGCAAGACCGCACGGGCTTCGTTTTGACCCTTAACATCCACCCTGACGAAATCCCAGAGGAGCTTATGCGGGATTACGTTGGGGCGCGTTACATGGTGGCACTGGCTCGCATCCAAGATGATGAGTCAGCCACTCCATACGACAACAGGGTTAAACGAGCAGGGATTTTGTGTCGGACAAGAGAGTTTCAGTTCTGGTTAACAGAGCAAGGACTTGCCTTACACAAATCAGAAGAGGATGCCATTGAGGCTTTGTACGCGTTATGTGAAATAACATCACGCACAGAGTTAAACGGCAATGCCGCAGCTAAACAAAAGTTTGACGATATGGTGAATGAATATGAGCAGTGGAAAAAAGAAGAGCCATTCTAAAGTGCCGTTGAAGGCAGTCATGATTTACTTGACTCATGATGATGCAGACAAGATACGCAAGTATGCAGATGACCGCAACTTGTCGGTATCCAAGATTGCCAGAGAAGGACTTCAGATGGTGATGAATAAACAGGGCGACCGATTTGAAATGGGATTCAATGAGGGTTTAAACGTGGCGATGCAGACCGTTAACGATACGAAGAGTATGCATATGATGTTCCCGTCAGGCAAGTCGTTTGCACAACTGGTTTGCGAGAGTCTGTCCCCACTGATTCGTCCAGTAACAATGACTCCGGTGAATTATGAATGAGGAAATGAGGTGCTTATTTGCAGTGGGTGCGATGATGTCTAGAGCATGGCATCCAAATACCATAGAGGAACACGCAAGGTTGTGTTGGCAAATTGCAGACGCAATGGTAAAGGCACAACACGCAGAGCAAGATGATGGCATTGCAAGTGTTGTTAAAAAACGTAAACCAAAAGAGGCTTAATCATGAAAAATGTACAACAAGTAGCATTAGATAAAGCAGTACGTTTATTAGATTCCCTGAAGTTAGACTATGTAATCATTGTTTCTGATGATGTCACTATCATTAAAGGAGACATAGAAATCGAATCAAAAAGACATTCCAGAAGTGCTACAGCGCCACATGGAACCTATGCCACTTTGTTCAAAAAACACGGTGTCAATGAGATGAATATTGGGGATGTTGTTGTTGTTCCTTGCGGAGAGCTTGACCCTGTTATGGTCAAACGATCCTCCTCTGCTCATTGCTATAACCTATGGGGTAGTAAATCATCAATAGCTGCAATCAATGGGGATTTTGTTGAAGTCATGCGTATTGATAACAAGGAATGATCATGGAATGCAAAGTAAAGATTGGCGTGTCATATGAACCCAAGTGGTTTGAGCGTAGATACACCCAAGGCACATACTCAGCCAAAGGGATTGCTCATGATGAAGAAACCATTTGGCTACAGCAAGCTATGTTAAGCAGATCGTTTAAACGCAGGGGCTATGCTGGATGGATTATTTCTGCTGTTGTTGTTATCGGGCTTTTCCTTTTCGCTTACGGAGTTTGACATGAAGAAAATTATTATCGCTATCGCCTTGTCTTTGACCGCAACCGTTGTGTACGCAAATTGCGTAACCAACACTATTTTTTCCAGTGATGGAGTGCGTTACTGTACTACGTGCTGTTATTACGGCAACTGCACTACCACTTGTATTTGATATGAAAACCATCATTCATGTTAACCAACATGAGGTTAAAGCAAACGTCAAAAACGGGACGGACAATCCAGTCCTGACCGTTAAGACATACAAAGATAACCGCTACGCACATGAGGTAGACATCAAGGGAGACAGCAAGATTGTGTACTCCCCTGACAAACCTTTATCTTGTGGTGCGAGGGTATGGATTGAAACCGAGGCTGAAGTCATCATAAGGAGATAGGCGTGGACGAGATTCTATTACATCCCTTTGGGGAAGTGCCAGTGGATAAATTGTTAAAGATATTAGACGAGGGTGCATTCATTACAAGCGAAGAGATGGCAGAACTTGCCAAGGAAGTCCGAGCCTTGCGACAGGACGCTGAGAGGTATAGGTGGTTGAGTAAGTACACTTCGCGTTTATTTATGGTCACGCCCGAAGGTTTAAACGAGCAGATGGACAAGGCGATGTACGGGAGGGAGAAATGAACAAAGACGATGATTTTGAGTTGTGGTGGCGAGGCGAGGATGAGAGCTTCCGTGACAACATCCGCAAGAAAGATGCAAAGCGTATTTGGAATGCTGCATATAGGGCAGGAGGTCACAGACCTTGGTGGACAATAACGCAAGAGCAATGGGCTGTGCTGAACAAGAAGATTGGAGGTGGGAAATGAACATCAACGAAATCAACGAAGCCTTTGACCGTGAGTATGAGAAGTACAAGAACAGCCCTGAGTACAAAGAAGGGTTCGTAAAACTCAAGATGCCCACGTACTACATAGCCAAGCACTCAGACGAAGACTTACAGGCGGCGGTACATGCAGAGCGTGAGGCTTGTGCGCAGTTAATGGAAGAAGTTGGCAGACAGACTGCCGCAGCTATTAGAGCAAGGGGAGAGAAATGAATAGAGATATTTTATTCAGCATGTGGTACGACAGCTTAGAAGGCACGAAGTCACAGGGCTTTGCTTATCGAGCGTGGTGCGCAGGCTGGGACGCTGCAAAGAAGCCAATCAAGTGCGACTGCATTAGCCCAGAGCGTTGCGATTTGTATGATCGTTGTATGAAGGGAGAGAAGGGATGACTGACTTACGCAAAGCAGCAGAGATGGCGTTGGAGGCGTTGGAATCGTTTAGGTTTGCTCAAAATCCAATAGTCCCACAATCAATTTATGTTTTACGCCAAGCACTCGCACAGCCTGAGCAAGAACATAAGCCTTGGGTATCGCTGACGGAGGAGGAGTCGAGCGATATTTACAACGCACATCACAACACATATGGTGAATGTATAACTAGCGCTTACGATCTTGTGCTTGATGTCGAAGCCAAGCTAAAGGAGAAGAATGGTGGCTAAGTTACCTTACACATGGACTATCGTACCGCCCAATGAACCACCAGAAAAACCGTTTACAGTAAGCTCTAAAGAAATTGGTCGTTTGCTCAAGAACAGTCCGAACGGCGATTTAACAATTAACCAAACCCGCAACACACTATGGCAATCGTGGACTGAAAACGTATCTGCCAAGCCTCTGGAACTGCGTATCAGAGAAATGTGCGAAGCCAAGCTAAAGGAGAAGAACGGTGGATGAATACACATACTCAACACTTAGCACGGCAAAGATTTGGCTAGAGAAAGGATGGTATACACCTGAAGATTTGCAGAGGATTATTGATTTAAAAAAGTTGCACGACAAGCATTTGCGTGAGTCCATGAAAGTGTTGCCTGAGGAAAAGAAATGATCCCACCTCTAACTGACTCCGACCCAGAGTGGTGTGCCGACATGGACAAAGCACCGCATGGGCATAAGTTGATTGCATTGAACCCGTCAGGCGTGGCTGTGTTTGCTGTGCTGTCTGCACGTAACCTAAAAGACTTTACAGCATGGTACCCACTACCCAAATTTAAGGTGAAGACATGATTAAAATAACGCCTAAGCAACAAGTACTACTTGATGACTTACAGAAACTAGGTAAGGCATCTGTGGTGACGTTATCAAAGTCTACGAACACCGAACTGAAAGCGACCTTTGCACACCTCAGAAGGCTGCACAACTTGAAACTTATTCACATAGTCGATTGGGGTAAAAGCAGCTCAGGGCATCCGCTCAAGGTGTTCAAGTACGGTGCGGGAGAAGACGCTGTTGTAGATAAGAAGAAACACTACGACAAGGTCAAGCAAGAGAATGCAAAAAACAAGTTTACTAAGCGCAACACGTACGATCCTGATGCACCACTTGCTGCTAACAATGGATGGGTGTCAACCATTCATTCATGGGACAGAACGGTAAGTCAGGCAGAACATATTGAATTTATGAAACGGTTTCAACCGCACCCAGATCACGCATCAGAATGGCTGTTTAACGAACCGAAAGTTGAGTTGTTAGGAGCAAAGCATGAAAACAATTGCATGGTATGACCAATCAAACGGTGTGGTCAGTACAGACAGAGATGATCCACGTTTCACCCCGCTTGGTCAGTTGTTGCCGTTAGTTGCAAAGAAAGGGATTGAAGACATTGACTACGAAAAGGAATGGGCGCATCAAAATAAACTGGCAAATGAATGGTTTGATCTGTACCAACGCTCTCTTGATACGATGCAAATTTTAGCTAATCAACTACGTGACCATCAAAAAGGAAGTTAAATATGATCTCGTACAAGCATGAGGGCTATCCGCCACGTCAAGGTTTAAACATCTACTCAAGCACCGACCCGTACAGCGCGGGTTTTGTAATCCGAATCTGGAATGGAGTACTGGCGGTCAGATACAGTAAGATTGTTAAACGTTGGAAGATCCGTGCATACTGGATGGGAAGAGAAGAATGATGATCGTAGAGAAGATTAGTGATACATTTCTAACTGTTTTATCTTGGTTTAAAAGGCCAGAGTTGTTGCATCCTGACCCTGAAGATTACATTGAGGCACTACCAAAAACAAAAAAAGAAATTGGTTTTCCTGAAACACTCGGTGAATTGCTTGAGGGATTAGAAAATACGTTTAAATCCTACGCTGTACCGGCGTTAAGTGAAAGTTGGTTGGATAGCGATGAGCGGATCGGATTAAAAAAACTTGGCGCTCATGTATTGCACGGAGATTGGCTGCTGTTTCGCAAGGAAAAGAGTCGCATTCGTGTAGAGGAATACAAAAAAGCGCCAACCCTTATGTTTATTAATACAGCTATTGGAAATACGATAAGACAAGAAGATCGGCTATATCCCGATTTTATGTTTGCCATTAAGTTAAATAAGTTGCCGTGGAATGTTGTACAGGAGGATGGCGTACCTTATAAGTTTGGCTTTGCGTATTACGATACAAAAACAAAAAAACATTTCTGGGCTTATGCTTGGATTGCAGTCAGGCAAGACCGCAGTGTATCTATATGCAAAATGCGTACTACGGATAAAGTAAGAATCACAAAAGGTGCAAGTAAAGGTCTTCATTATACGAAAGCAGTAGTTAGAGAGCCAGATATGCTGCAGGACGATAAGCCTATTGAACAAACAAAAATTATTATGATGAATGCGTTTGTTTGTATGTTTGACTGGTGGGTCAAACGTAGTGACAAGTGGCATGTCTCTGTTAAGAAGAGCGGGGATCGTGTAACATTTTCAATACCCAAAGAACAGACAAAAAAATATTTTGCTGATCGGGATAAAACAATCAAAACCGCATCAGGTAAAGCACAGAAAATTGTGCATTATGTGGATGGATTTGAGCGTACAGTAAAGGGCAAAACACAGCATGTAAAAGCACATATACGTGGGGTAGATACGTTCTCATGGAAAGGGTATGCTTGTTTTGTTAAGGCACCAGAGTTTCACTCTTTAGCCAGCGTTGAGTTTGACATAGCACCCATAGAAGAGAGCGAAGAAGAGGCTTACAAAGATGGTCTTATATGCATCAGTAAAGTTGGGTTGATAATTGCAAACTATGAAGACCGTAACGAACGCATAAGGAAGACAGCATGACTGAAGACGACGAGTTCAATTTACTAGAGCAAAGACTCAAGCAACAGAAGGAAAGAGACATGTACGCACCACTCAAAGCTAACGATCTTAATCAACCGATTACCCTTGCAGATGTATACAACCAAGAGGCTGAAGAAGAGCGCCGCTTATGGGATGAGCATCAAGTTAAGGTAGCAAATGCAAGGTTAAAAGCCAACGCCAAACAGGTCGGCGGCATTCATTACAAGGCAATGGGTGTTGAGCCTTGGGATGTAATTGATACTTGGCCTCTCGATCAGCGCATTGGGTATTACAGAGGAAACGCTTTGAAGTACATCATGCGAATGGGATCAAAAGATCAGTCCGACCAAGAAGTTCAGAAAGGACTGCACTATCTCGAAAAACTCGTAGAGGTATTGAAGGAATAGCATATGGCAACCAAGGAAGAGAAGGACTGGTTTGACAAACTTCAGCAACTTGGCTGCATAGTGTGTTTAAACGAGGAGCGTGGTGTATCGCCGTGTGATATACATCACATTCACAAAAACGGTAATAGACGAGTAAGCCATTTACACACGATACCTTTGTGTCCTCTACATCATCGTTCTGGTCATAACATCGCCGATTACGTCTCTCGACACCCTTGGAAGAGGGAGTTTGAGAAACGGTACGGCACAGAATGGGATCTGTGGGAGCAGGTTAAGAATAGGTTAAGCGTTTAAACGACTATAGCCCAAGCTGTCTTGCTATTTCTACTCCCCTGTTTGCTATCTCATTGCGCTTTAATTCAAGCTCATTAATCATCTTACGGCGCTCGGCAGGAGACTTGCTAAGGTCTCTGTCAATAATGCCGATTTGTTTATTAAGCGTAGATAAAACGTCAC